GTTGATAATCATGTGCTGTGAATCTTTTACAACCACATTGACCTCAACAATACGCTTCTTGAATCCAAGGCGACTTCCAGTCTGCAACTTCAGTTCAACTGGCATCGTCTTGATATAGACCGTGATTGGCAATCCAACCTCATAGCTTGTAGTGCTGGCTCGGTCAAATGTGACAGAACCACCACCGCTAACAGTCTCATTGCCTTGCGGCACACCATCACAGATCACATTCAGGGATTTCCCTATGTGAGGCAAGCTGGTTGCCGTGGATGCTGCACCGCCAGAAAAATAGCAATCTGTGTATCCAGCCTCATTGAATTGCTCAATAAAGTACCGAGCAGTTCCGTTGAATGTGCGTTTGACCACAGAGTAAATGCTGGTCACATCAACGCCAACATCCTTAAATTCTCCATCAGTGGTGAACTCAGATGGCGATGTGATCTTTTGGCTACGCAACAGAGAGAAGACAGCCATGCTGCCATCTGTGCTGTTTGTAATCAGGAGCAGGTCAGCTTCCTCTGTGCTGGTTGCCTTACGCATAGCAATGCGCTCAGGCGACTTTAGCAGATGACCAGACAGCAACGAGATTCTGTCGCTGATATACGATAGCTGTGTATCGGAATACAGGAATTCGTTGATAGACTTGCCTTGGCGCTGGATGTAAACAGAGCCAGTCTCCACAGACATAACCCGTGTACCAGGTTTGATGCCGTTTCGAGATACAGCTTTGAATGTGAATGTCAGCGGCGTGATTGGCTCAGTACCAGACTGCGGTACATAGAATTCGCCACCAGTGGTGAACACCTGGAAGTCTCGTGCGCTGATAATGTCTGTGATGACATTGAGCTCGTTCGTGTCCAGTGTTGCGTCGATTGCATCATCGTCCAAAGATTCTGTCGGAACAAAGTCAAAGAACAGATTGATCTTGCTTCCCCAGATCGTAGACGGACGAGACTTGGAGCCGCCAAAGTAAAGTCGACCCTCGTGGAATGTGACGCTTCTAGGCCAGCCTTTTGTGCTAGACCAGACATCTTCGTAGCCAGTCTCAAGTTCCCAAGAACCGTTTGCAATGGCGCTGGTGTTGAAGAACGGGTATTCTGTGATTGCGTCAACAGAAGTGCCGCTGTTGTAGCGCACAATCTTTGCCCGACCTTGCGGTTGAGCATTGACATATTGATTCACATGGCTGGATGTAAATACGCTTGAACTTGCTGTAAGCGTGATCTTTCCAGATACTGCGCTTGGCGTAAGCGTACCAGCAGGGTTGCTTGTGCTTAGCGTAAATGCGTATTTTGGGATGCTATCAAATGTGATTGCCGTGGCTGTCCAGTCGGCATTGGTAGCACCGCGCACGATCTTTGTTGGCTGCAAGTCAGGGTGAACAATAATCAGCGTGTCTGCCGATTGAGTCCAGCACATATCGTCCACCATGTCGCTGGTAACGCTGCTGATTGCCAGGTACGGATTACCTGAGCCATTGATGTTTGTGACAATAGCGCCGTTTCTGATGACATACATACGCTGGTGCGTGAAGCACAGCATATAGGTATCAGTGACGCTGAACTGGAATGGCACAAGACGAACACCGTTTCCTGCGCTTTCAGTGCCGGAATTTGGAAGTTCGTAGATGTACTTCATCCCAGGGCGGCGCTTGAAACCACCCTGCGGCTGGATGACTACATTGGTAGCCTTTGCCAGCGCATTGGGATAGGTCTGGAGATCAACCCTGGAGCGCAGCAACGGGTCGAGTTCACCCGTCGAAAAGTTAGTGATGACATCGACGAAGCGCGGCATCAGTACCTCACTGCGATAAGGCTGTAATCGTCAATGGCTCGGACAGGATTGTTTGCACCGTCGATCTGCATTGCAGTACGGAAATACCCACCACGACCATTCTCAGGGATAGCGCCAACGGCAACCTGTTGCCAGTACTGTGCGCGATCTGCCTGTTCTGTGATCGGCATGGCAAGATGCCAAGCCATCATGTATTTCAGAAGTTGGACAAAGTACTGCGGCATGGCATATTCGCCAACGCTGTACTGGTAATCAATGTAAACCTCAGTCAGATTGGTAAGCAACTGGTCGCCCTGGATTTCCCAATCACGCTGGACTGGTGAGCCAATGGCGCTGGAGTTGTAGACCGCACGAGGATTGGCGATTCTGTCGCCTGGAAGCTGGTAAGCATAACGCCAGACATTTGTTGGCTCTGTGAGCAACTGCGCCAGCTTGACCTTCTTGAGACTGAAAGTCCAAGGATAGCTAACAAGTGTCGAATCACGGATGTCAGAATACAGACGATCACAAGTATTTGATTCGTCTGTTCCATCATTGAAAGACGAGATTGCCTTTGCGCCGAGCATGATTAGAGCATCGGAGCAGATTGAGATTCCTGTGTCGCCAGCAGCCATGTTGACCTCTTAATGTGAGAAAGGCCAGCCCCCGATAAACTCAGAAGCTGGCCTATGCTTTACTAACTCCGATTAGTCGGAATCAGTTGCGGTGACGGTCAAACCGTCAGTCACATCGACAGTCGTGCCGTTGTTAGCATTAACCCACACAATGCTCATAGCGGCAGTGCCGCCTGTGCTGGTGTGACAGAAAATGATGTCGCCAACTTTGAGCAACGAAGCTGCGCTGTTGAAGTACCCAGCAGTGTTTACATCAGCGATTGCGTCAGCAGTCGTGTATGTCCACATTTGGGGGGCGTTGCCAGCTTTTGACTGACCACCAGCGGCATTCAAGCCAGTAGAAGAATAAGCCATGTTATCTACTCCTTATTCAGATTAGGATTCACGGCAAGTCAATTTAACGATGCCTTCATCGTCGATGGCGATAGCGCCAGCGGAGAAGACTTCGTTAACGAGCCAGCTTGTCTTCTCGGCGATGTAGTTGATCTCGGTACGCATACCGATACCTTCACCATAACCGATTGCAGACTTGTGGAAAGCAAAGCAAGTACGGTCGTTAGAACCGTCGATTGCCAGACCACCCTCGGAACGGTCACCAAGCACATGGAAGGTGAAGCCCAAGAAGGTGTTGATGTCGCCCTGAACCAAAGCCTTGACTGTGTTGAAGTCAGAGCTGGTAACAGAGGTTTCCGACAGCAGGTTTGCCAAGCCGTTGGCGTGGATGATGATGTGGCGGTCGTTGGGGTCAACATTGCCCTTGTCAAGCAGACGCTTGGCTTCGCGCAGTTTAGCCACATTCAGGTTGGTGTCAGTGCCACCGATGTCATTGCTGACGGTCAGGGAGGTGCTGGAAGCAGCAAGAGCGTCCAAGATCAGTTGATCTTGACGACGACCCATTGCGTTGGCAACCACTTGCACGAGCTCTTGACGCTCATCAAAGTTAACCTTGGCTTGGCTGAAGATGTCGCTGTATTCAGCAGCATTCCAGTCAGACAGGGTGCAGGTAACCGTAGAGAAACCCACATTCAGGGGAGTCACATCGGTCTGGGGAACGCGAGCAGTAGCAACGCCACGACCCACTTTCGGGAACTTGACAGTAGAACCTTCTACGCCACGACGAGCGCGAACAGCGCCAACCAGTTGGGCTTTGCCCTGGTAAGCCTGTTTAACTTCAGCGTCGAAAAGCGTAACAAAGGCATTCGAGAGAGAAATAGCCATTTGATTACCTCATTCGGTTGTTGGGACAGGTTTGACGCTTCGATAAGCCAGAAGGTTCTGGGTCGCTTGCTTGCTGCTTACGCCAGCCAATCGTCAGCTTCCGCTGCGGTCAAGGGTCGGTTTCCCGATATGCCTTGCCGACATTCTATTACATATTTTCCTGGTTGTGTCAACTATTTTTTGGCATAGCTTCCCCAAGGGTGGTAGCACCACGCCTTGCCCGATAGGGCCATATTTAGAATGACCCAACCCAGCACACCCAGGAGGTAGCGATTCATCCGATATTGGCTTGTCCCACCCATGTACCAATATCTACCTGAGTCCCTCGCTAAGAGGCTCATGGGGTTATCTAGGGGGAGTACCTAGCCCCGTGTTTCCTTCCACGCCACCCATACAGGTGCTTGCTATCGTGTGGAGTACGGATGTCGGGAAGGCAGTAAAAAAGCCGCTTAAGTAGAGCAACCTGGTCGAAACCCTCTGGATTAACCATTGGGCAAGATGCTCTCTTAAACGGCTTGATTTGTTGCTTTCGACGACAACGGTTTGGATTATAGGCAAAAAAATCCCCCATGCGTACATGAGGGAAAACCCCAAGGAAAGGAGACTTAGGGAACTAGGAGAAACTACTTAACAATCTGGTTAAACATCTTTTCAACCTTTTTGCGGTAGGCGGGGTCTGTCTGGTATTTCGGGTCTGCAACCATAGCGTACAGATCGTCTTTACTGACAGCACCTTCTACTGGGATGGATTCTACTGGAATTCTGCCTTCATAGGCTTCTCGAATTTTCATTAAGGCTCGTAGACCCTGGGCAGTACCACCCATAACCTTGAACTCCTCAAAGTCCTCTGGAGCCCATACGCCCTTATTGACGAGCCCTCTGGCCCAGTCAACCATGCCATTGACAATGGCTGTTGCATTTGGCCCCAGTTTCTTCAGTTCTTCGTCAGAATCCACAGCTTCCACAATATCCGATGACTTGAGATTGCTCACCAGGTCATCAAATGCGGCTTGGCTCAGTCCGTGGTCTGCGGCGAACTTGGTCAGGCTCTCAGCCATTGGGTGATTCTCACCCTCGTCGCCAAAGGCTTTCAGGTTGTATTTCCCGTCTGCTGGCGCGTTCTGGCTGATCTTCTTTCGCAGGTCTTTCCAAGACTTTGCAATGCCCTCCAGATCGGGCATATTTTCGTCTTTCTTCCAGAAGTTCTCAGGCCAGAAATCAGGCCGTTCCAGCACATCATCCTCGGATGCGGCTGGGCTAGCCTTGTGGTCAATCTCAGTAGCCTGTGGGTTCTCTGTGGTGCTGTTGTCAGTAGCTTGCACATTGTCCAATAGGCCACCTGTGGTGGGTTCGACAGTTGCTGCTTCAGTGGTCAAATTTGCCTCGCTTGGTTAATCCTCGCCTCAATATCCATCACCAGCATTCTCTGCCCATCAGCATAGAAAGCGTGTGAAGGGTCTGCCCCAGGCAAGGCTATGGGGACATTCACATACATCTGACGGAGCCATTCCAGCAGCTTCTGACCATCCTCGCTGCCAAATACCCGCAGACATAACCGCGCTATATCTTCGCGCTGTTGCTTGGCTTCCCTGATGTCCTCAGAGTAGTCCTGTTTCTCCAGATCATCCCACCCACTCAAGCTGCTGCTCCTGCGGGCATTGCACCCTGTGCACCACCCTGCTCAGCCATTGCCGCTTGCTGCATTGCAATAGCTTGCTGCATCTGCTGTTTCTGGGCTTCTTCCATCAAAACAGCACGCTCAGCCTCAGTATTGCGTACCATCATAGGTACACCCAGGTTATCCGCAAGGTAATCCACAAGTTTTTCAGTCTTAATCGCTGTTTGACCGTCTGGGCCAAGCTGGGCGGCAATCTGCATAAACTGCATGATTGCATTGACTTCTTCCATGTTTTGAGCCTGGGCAAGCGGTGCAACAGGCACAACCTTGATCTCCAGGCCATTGACGCGCAAAGGCAGGGTAATCAGCCCACGCTCGTCCATGACTTCTAGTATTTTGGTCACCAACGGAATCATGGTTTCGTTGATAAGGCGACCAAAGGCAGAACCCAGATTCTGAGCCAGTTCCTTCATTCGCTCGACCACCTCTGTGGCAGAACGGGCGCTCATGTTGTCTGGAGGCAGGGATTCATCCAGCAAAATACGCTTGATGTTTTGCACCAGGTCATTGATTACCAACTGGGACACATTGAAGTCACCAGAACGGGGCAGGGGCTGCAATGCGGGCCCTTGTGGGCCACCGTTGCGGGCAACAGGAATAATCGCACCAGGCATCAATTTGACCGTATTAGGGTTCAAAACACCATCGTCTGCCGCTGTGTAGACACCAGCCACAGCCAAGGATGCGTTCTTGAGCAGCAATTCCTTGGTCTTGTTGAGCGTCTTGATGTCCGGCAGGGCAGTCATCAGCGGGCCACGACCGTAGATTTCTCCAGCCACCTTCATGTAGCGTGAGATCACCCAGGGGCTAGACTTGCGGCGGCGATAGACGAGCTCAGCCTTGCTGTGAACCTCAATCACATGGTAGCAATAATCCCCACGCTTGTTGTCCAGAATGGTGGCTTCTAGAAGCTCAATATCTTCTGTGGGCTTCAAGTCAATTTTGTTCTGGACTTCAGGCGGGATTACAGCATCAGGCCACTGGCGCTGGATGCTCTCGCCCTTCATCCGAATCTTGCGGTAAACATTGTCAACCTGACCGTTTGCGCCTTCCTCGTAAGTCACCAGGAACAATGGCACAGGGATGAAGTTGATGGGGCTTACATCATCACCAGGTTGAACCATCATGCAAGCGGTTCCAACAGCCAAGTCCAGCAAGAATTCGCCAATGGCAATGTCAAAATTGGACTGCTTCAAGACGGTAAACATCTTGTCGTTGTACTGCTCAAAGTACTGCTGGGCACGCTGGCGGTCTTTAGATGGAATGTCAGAGCCAGCCTCCAGACGACACCACTTGCGCTGCGGCGGGAAGACGCTAGATTGCAGACGGTTGGCAAAACGCTGGGTAGAGTTGATGGCTGTCGAGTCAAATACCCGAGTCATCTTCTTGGAACCAGTCGAGCCACCTTCCCAGATGCCATAAAGCTGGCGCTGTGGCAGGGCAAACTCATAGGCATCCTGGTAGAGTTGTTGGAACTCATCCTTCTTTGTCTGAGCTATTTTCTGACGCTTGACAATCTCATCAGGAGTCAGGCGCATACCGCCACTGTATTTTTCTTTAGCCATGATTTTCCTCATTCATACCATTCAAGAGCCAAAAATGCGGCATGGTTTGTGCCATTTACATTCGTTAGACGGAACAAATAATTCGTCAAAGGCTTTAAAACATACTCAAGTGAGCCACTTTCGCCGCCTCCAGACTTCTTACCAACACCACCTGGGATGATCTGGTAATCAATCTCTGTGCCAGTTGCGGTAACGGTCGGATTGATGACCATTGCAGACTGGCTGACATTGGTTGAATTTCTGTTCCTGTTGATCGGGGTGAACGATGTGCCACCTGTGCTGGTAGCGT